TTAGATAGATTTTAGTGCTTTCTCATAAAATGACGTCGCTTTTTTTGCGTTCTCTTTGGATAAGTGACTGTATGTGTCCATAGTCATTGAAAGAGTAGAATGTCCTAGGCGGTGTTGCAACTCCTTATAAGGAATACCTGAATTAAGGAGCAAACTAGCATGAGTATGTCGAAAGCCGTGGAAACCTATGTTATTTACCCCAGCTTTTTTAAAATGCGTCCTAAGTCGGCTCGATACTGCTTTATAATTTGGATAGGCATTGATGAAATCAGAGAATACCACTGTTTCAGTCCTGCCTAGTTTCCAAGCCTCTTGAGTTTGCTTGCGTTGGTATCTTTTCAGCATGGTTGCGGTTTGCTGATCTATGTCTATATCTCGGTAACCAGCTTTAGACTTTGGACTGTTTACTTCCTTTCTATAATTTAAAGTCTTTGTTATATGGACAACCGAATTATCAAGGTCAATATCAGACCATGAGAGAGCTAAAGCCTCGTTAATACGGCAACCAGTGGCAAGTAAGAACTTATATAGCGTGATATCATAATAAGTTTTATATTTAGAGTTATCCAAGCTATCAAGGTAGGTAAGAAACTGTTTTAGCTCGTCATTATTGAAATGCTTAACTTTGGCTTTCTTATCCTTTTGAGTGTTTCGAGGCAAAACAACGTTATTGGCTGGGTTTGTGGGAATGACTTGTAAAATCACTCCATACTGTAATATACGCTTGTTAAGGGTGTGAATTTTGCCGTAATGAAGATAAGCACCAACTTCACCAGTATTTGTGCTGTTTGCCAGCTTATTCATAGTGGACTGAATGAGTGGGGTGGTCAGCTTATCTAATTTAAAGCCACCAAACAACGGTAAAACATGGTTGTTTAAAAGCACTTTTTGTGTGTTTCTTGTATTAGCTTTAACTGTATTTTTGTAGCTATCCCACCATGAAATAGCTAACTCCTCGTATGTTTCTATTACTACTTCTTTGTAACGTGTTGAGCCATTGGCTTTAAAATCAAATTGCGCTTGTTGGGCTTTGGTCTTGAGTTCTTTCTTTGTCCTAGCGGTTACTTTGGTTGTAACTTTCTTACCAGTGATTACATCAACACCAAGATAAACATTAGCACGATAGACGGTTGACCCGTCTTTTTTCTTTATCTCGTTAATTTTCATGATAAACCTTTCTAAACATCAGCAGGCAAGCCATATTATATCGGGTTTAGATTGGTTTATGTAAGCATAGTCACTTTTAGAAAGCGGGTAACAATCAATATAAAACTGCTAATAAAGGGGCGAAGTAATATACATCTTCATAACTGATTTTTTGATTGTCGATTAAAAAGGTGCAGTCTTCTAGTAATTCGGTAATATATACTTCTTTATTGTATATAACAAAATACTTCCTCATGAAGTGCAAGTTTGCAAATCTATTTTCGTACCAAGCAGATACGTATAAAGATTGTTCTTTAGGGGAATATACACCTAAAGCAGTTTCATATTTTTTTATAGGTTTTTTTGTATGATCAACAAAACTATAGAAGAAGTCTTTTTCTTCATAGTCAGTTATTTGTTTATCTTTGTCAAAATCTTCAAGTTTTACTGAATGAAAATGCACCTCACGAAATGTTAAATATTCATTGATTACAGATTCTAAACAACCATAATATCCCTCAATAAAATTGTCATTATCAGAATATATGTTCTTATCATCGGAATAAATTATATCGCGAAATTCACTTAGTTCCTTGAAACGGTTATTAAAAAGTTCCCACTCGGCAACGGTCTGATTAAAAATTTTAGGAGCTATATCCCAATTATCTTTGATAGTTTGGACATAACGCATAGTTGTATCGTCAAAGTCCGTTTCTATTTTATCCATTGAACTATCAATAATAGCATTAACAGCTTCCATATCAGATAAGGAAATTCCATAGTTATCCAATTCGGTACTTATCCCAAATATGGTTGGGGCAGAGATATGCTTGGAGAGATATTTTTTCTCTTTTGGTAAGCGCTCGGTTATTTGATCATATATATAGAAAAAACGATTACCGTATAGAAGTTCTTCAAGGGTTAAGTCTCCAACTTTTGCAATTTGTTTAAGTCTATCTGGAGTTGGTGTAGATAAACCATTTTCCCACCTTGAAACAAGACCTTTTCCCGCGTTAAACAACCCGCCGAATTCCTCTAACGTCATTCCCTTTTTTAAACGTATTTCTTTAATTCGTTGACCGACTGCTTTTTTATCTATTTTTTTTACCATGAACACACAATACTCCTTATTCTCATAAGTTGATTATAACACGTTTTTAAAAGTAAACAACAATAAGTTGCAAAAAGTTACGTGTTTTATATTGATTTTTTTTCGAATAGGGGGTACAATCATAGTTGCATAAAGTTATAAGGAGGTGAAACATAATGAGTAAGAACAAAATTCGAGGTTATCGGGCTATGTTAGGCAAAACTCAAAAAGAAATGGCTAAAGCTCTTAATATCAGTCCTCAAAGTTACTATAACAAGGAGAACGGGAATGTTTCTTTCAAAGATGGTGAGAAATTACTATTCAAAAAACTTGTAGCAGATTTGTTCCCAGATATCACAATCGAAGATATATTTTTTTGACGATAGGTTGCATAAAGTTTCGTATAAGTAAACTTCATAATGACTTAGAAAAAAACAGTATAAAAAGTAAACAAAAAAAAGGCTTAGCAGTCGCCAAACTCACAAGCCTTTAAACATTCACAACTAAAACGCAACACACTGGCAGGCAAGCCATATTATATCGGGTTTTAGAACACTTATAAAGATACCTCAATTATATCATGAATTGCTGGTATCGTGTACCCCTACTTAGAGCGCTACCTCTTAAAAATGGAATAACATCACAGAAAAAATAAGGTCTAACCAGTAATTAAACATAAAAAGAGGTAAATAAAATGGCTAAAAAAACAAAGAATAACACAATCACGATTAAAAAAAGCAAAAACCTAGGCACTGACTTAACCGATATCATGTCTGGTTTACAAGCACTACGCCACCATGCTAACACTCTTATGATCGCAAAGCACGCAGGGGCAGATAATGGGCTACTACGCAATGAAATGGGTAACTTTCTGGAAACAGTCTTTGATATGGCAGAAATTTATTCTAACGAGTTAGATAGAGTTGCGTTTTACCTACTCGAATGCGACAACCCAGAGGAATTAAGAGCGTACGAGGCAGAGGAAAAAGGAGAGTAAAGCATGGCTACTGAATTGAATTTATCTGCTAGCCAGTTTATTGTCCTAGCTATCATTTTAACGCTTGCCTTAACTGTTTTATGGCTTAAAAAGAGCTATTTTCAGCTTGATATAGAGCCTAAAACTGATACCGTGACAGATAACACCACGCGCAACGTAGGCACACGCTATGGGGCTTATATTCAATCTCAAGGCAACTATTACAACTAGAAAGAGGAATATCATGACAGAAATTATTGACCTTTTTGGACGGAATAAAGAGCTAGAAACACTAAGCGCAACTCTAGTTACAATTACGGATATGGAAGATACGGATACGGACGTTGTTCCGGAAATTGTCGAGATAATCAAGCAACTACTGGATATCATTAAAACACAACAACAATCTATAGAAAACTTAGCTTGTATAGCGGAGAAAACAATACAACTAGAAAGAGGCAGACAATGACAACAAACAAAAACTTTGACTTTGCAAAATTACGAGCTGAACACTTTGGTCAGTGGTTAGATGAGGCTTTCCAAACTATGCTAGATTTTTCCCTAGAAAATAAATTTGATTGTTACCCACCAGAAGACCACAGGGAGTTAGAAAGTGTACTTGAGTTTTTAACGATCGTCACTGATATGTGGATGAATGGGCAAATTATGGTAAGCAGTCAAGAAAGAGGTGTCAATGAAAAGAAATAGACTACAAGAGGCAGAAATGGCAGTTTTAGCAGTCCTAAAGAAAGGGAGTGCTAACGCTACGACTGGTGGAGAGATAGCCACTATCACGGGTTACAAACCTCGACTAATATCTAGTGCAATCAGTAACTTAGTTATTCGCTATGGTGTCCCTATCATTGGTGCTAGGGTTGGTAGTCGTAACGGTTACTATATAGCAGAGACCAGAGAGGAACTATTAGAGGGGCTTATTTCTCTTAAAAACCAAGTCAAGAACGAGCAGAAAAGGCTTGACGTTCTAATGTCTATCGAGGACGTGACTAACTACGAGAAAATACTAGAAAGGGGCTAATATGCAAGTTCTAAGTGAAGAATACCAAAAAGAGCTTGCCCAAGGGGTTATATCGGTACTAAATAAAGCCATAGAGGGCTATTCTAAGCTCGATAAACACCAGTTAGGGTTAATCACCGCCCAGCAAGCTATGGACGAATTAGGGGTAGGCTATAACACCTTAAAACGTTGGGAAGAGGCTGGGCTTAAACGCTATCAGCCACCAGTAGAGGACACGCGCAAAGTCTATTACCGTGTCAGTGATATTCTAGCTTTTCTAGGCGTCTATAACTAGAAAGAGGTGATTTAATGCCTATCTATGAAAGTGTGGGTTTTGGTAATGACTTGAATTTATTCGATAAAAAAGCACCCTTTGACTATATAGCAGAATTTAGACCTAGGAGAGTGCCACAAGGTACAAATATAGACGATTTTAAGCGCAGTTCCGCCCCTTACTGTATTACTGGCAAGGTGAAACAAGACGAGAATGGCAATTACAAGCGGAATAATGCTAGTTTAATTTATCGTGACTTGATTTTCTTGGACTATGACGAGCTAGAGGCTAATATAGACTTTTCTAGCGTGGTCGATAACGCCTTACACGGGTATTCTTATATAGTTTACCCAACTATTAAGCACACGGCTAATAAGCCACGTTATAGGCTTGTAGTGAAGCCTAGCAACGTAATGAATGAACAAACCTATAGGCAGACCGTCCAAGAGATAGCAAGTAAAATCGGGCTACCTTTCGACAGTACAAGCCTAACATGGTCGCAGTTACAAGGTTTACCAGTAACCACTGGAGACCCTGCTGACTATGAAAAGATAGTAAATAGAGGGCGTGATTACCCCGTAGCAAAAACAGTTACGGCTAATCAGAAACCACACTATCACACACCACGCCAAAGCGGTAATAAAACAATCACCATGCGCGTGCTTGATACCCTATTACATGGCTTTGGTGACGAGGGCGGGCGTAATGTTGCGGTAACTAGGTTTGTAGGTCTATTGCTTTCAAAGTGGGTTGATGCTGACGTAGCCACTGCCTATGAGCTAACAACCATAGCTAATAGCGTTACAGATAACCCTTTACCAGAGCAAGAACTGGAACGGACTTTTGAAAGTATTGTTAAGTCAGAAATTAGAAAGAGAGGTGTCAATGGAAATTAATATTGAGGAATTGCAAGAACAACTTAACGAAAGCAAGGCTATTGAGCCACCTAAGTCTATGAAAGAGTTACTAGACCGTATTTATCAAGCTGGCGAGCTATGGCGCTCAGAAAATGAATACTTAGTTAACGAGGGAAAAAAGAATGAGAAAACAGTCGTCCCGCTTCCTAGTATCTTTACCGTAGCTAACGAATTGAGTAAACTTGTGACCTTTACTTTTATAACAAAAGGGAACACTTCAGATAATAGTTTACTCTATATCTATGATCTTGATAACGGCATTTATACATCAAGTAGGGACATATTCAACGGTTTCTGTAAAGCTTTCGACTCACGAATTAAGCCAAAGGACTGGGGACAAATCCAGACAATGGTGCGAACCATGACTGATATTAAAAAGCCTTTAGAAAACGCCTATCTTATCCCAGTCCAGAATGGCATCGTAGACTTAAAAAGCAAGCAGTTACTTCCGTTTAGTCCCAGCTATATCATTACAAGTAAGATAAAAACTGCCTACGTCCCCCCTATTTCTACCCCTAAGGATAGAGAGGGCAAGACGTTTGATGATTGGTTAAGTTCTATCGCTTGTGGTGATCGTGAGTTGATAACCCTCTTTTGGCAAATTATCCTAGAGGCTATCAACCCAAACTATACTCGTAACAAGTTCGCTATTTTATATGGTGACGGTAACAATGGTAAAGGAACATTTCAGCGCTTGCTTATCAATCTAATCGGCGAGAGTAATGTATCAGCTTTGAAACCTGCACAATTTAGTGACAAACACAACTTAGAAACGCTTGTGGGTAAAGTGTGTAACATTGGAGATGAAGCACCTAATGAATACTTGAAAAATCCGTCTGACCTAATGAGTATTACCAGCGGTGACACCGTACTGGTTAACCCAAAAGGAAAGACAGCTTTTGAGGCAACCTTTAAGCTGTTTAACATCTTTTCGGGGAACTATATCCCTAATGGTGGTAACAAAACTAACGGTTGGTATCGTCGCATTATGATTGTTCCTTTTAATGCAGACTTTAACGGTCAAACCGAGAAGCCTTGGATTAAGAACGAGTTCCTAGCAAATAAAGACGTTTTAGAATACGTTTTATATAGAGCCGTCAACCAAGAGCCATTTACTCATTTTATTGAGCCTAAGGCGGTCAAAGAGTTATTAGAGCAGTATCAAGAAGATAATGATTATTTACTTGATTTTCTAAAAAGTGAATACATCCCTAACGGCTGGCATGAATTAGAAATTGTACCAGTCTTTCTAGCCACGAAACGCCTAAGAGAGTATGCCGAAGATATGGGAATACAAAAGCCGAATTTATACGGTGCAGGGAAAGAAATCGCTAGAAACCTACGAAACTTAACACCACACAGCTATTTTGTTAAAAGGGCAAGGGTGAAAGCGGGTGATATCAAAACTTTAGACCCTAATGGATTTGATGCAAAAAAACTAAATAAAGCACAACACTCAATCGTAAAAGAGGAATAATGTTACCTTGTTCCCTTGTTGTTACATAGTTTTCACAACAATGTAACACCCTCAAACCCTTGATGCATAAGGGGTTAGACCTATTCTGTTACTTTGTTACCTTCTTTATAAGGTTTATAATATAGATAGATATATATGATGATAGTTATATATATAAGAGAATAGAAAAAAGAAGGTAACAAGGGAACAACACCCCTCAAACCCTTGCTACTACTGGTCTCGTATATGTTACCAACAATGTAACAAAAGGGAACAACAAGGGAACAAATCGCAAAAGTTTACATAATTTATCTTAAAACAAGAAAGAGAGACTAAAAATGACTGAAAACCACTACCTAGAACAAGCGGAAAAAGACAGACTGGAACTTGAACAGCACCACTTAAATTATATGGCTGATGATACACCTATTTACCCTAGCAATATTCCTAAACTAATGGAAATAGCTAAAAAGTTACAAGCAGAGGATACCAGTCTGAACATTTATGAACTGTATAAGCAACCAGAAGCGCGTACTAAACTATTCTCACAGATAACTGAAGCTTGTTATATGGCTTTGAGTGCAACACCGACACAAGCCCAAAGATTGGCATTTTGCGACTATCTAGAACAGCAATACGAAAACACCTTAAAGAAAATGATTGCCAGCACAGACAAACAGGCACTAGGTGAGTTACTAGATTTGTTAGAGCTACCAGCAGAGATAGAAAGCCAGTTTATCCGAGATATGGCAGTCAGTGGGATACTAGCCAAAGATTGAACAGAAATGAAGCGCTTGGGTTATCTGAGCGCTTTTAACTAGTATAAAAAGAGGATAAATCATGGAACTTATGGCAATCAATGAAAAGCAGACAATTAAGAACGCTAAAAAGAAACTAGGTGAATACCCACGCTGGCGAGAGATTGCGCGTGATAGCGCTGAGCAACGTATAACGGCAAATTATACCTTTGAGCCACGTTCTAAGAACAATAACCGCAGTAACATTGTTGAAACGCTAGCCCTAAGACGAATGGACGCCATGAATGAGCTGGAAGCTATTGAGGAAGCACACAGAAATATCATTGATGAACGTTATAGAGTTATTATCTATCGTCGCTTTTTACAATCCCCACCAGCACCAAACTGGGCTATTGGTCAAGAGTTGGGCTACGCTAGAACAAGATTTCAAGAGCTAGTTAACCTTGCTTGTCTAGCTTTTGCTGAAAATTATCGAAATGGTGAATTGGTTGATTTGCTTGAATAGTTGGGTTGTCCATATATAAGGCGAGGTGTCAAAGTGATAGAAATTGAATTAAAGGCGTTTATAGACGTTCTCAAAGCTAATAACCTAACCAAAGCAAAGATAGCACACGGCAAAGCTAGGGTATGGCTAGACTTGGATAAGTTGACCATAGTTTATAACGGTCAAGAAACGCCACTAAAACGGCAGTCATTAAACTATGGAGGCTATCGCTATTATTTATATTGCCCTAACTGTGGAGAGGCTAGAACGAGCTTATATTGGTATTGTGAAGCCTTATCATGTCGAAAGTGTCTAGGGTTTCATAATAGAACATTAAACCGAAGTAAGACCGACTGTGTTTATTACTGGGAGCAGGCAGTTAAGGAAGCCCAAAAGGTAGTGACTGGATATGAAGCAAAGGATTACTTAACTCCCGATTTTCCCGATAAGCCAAAAGGAATGCACTGGAAAACTTATTACAAGCATAGAGCTAAGTATTATCAATATTGGCGCAAAGGTGAAGACTTATGGTTAAGTGGGATTAAACTATGATATGATCTTGATTTTTCGAGTTACTCTTTACATGGAGCGGGGAACGTTCTTAACGCCCTAATTATAGGGAAATGTTGGTAAATGTTGGTTAGAAAATGTTAGAATGAAACGCCATAGATAGTGGAAAATAGTGGAATGGTAGCGCGTGGTATAAAAATGTTGAGAAATGTTGATATAAAACACTACTATATTATTGGAAAATATGGGAATGGAAACCATAAATGCTAGAAAATACTAGAATGAAACTTTAATAGTAGAAAATAGTGGAATGTTATTAGTAAAGCGATATCCGATAATGGATTGAATGAATGGAATAGTTGGGCTATAATGAGTCATAGAAACCAAGTAGAAAAAGGTAAAGATATGGATATCATTAAGAAATATAAGTGGTATATATTGCCATTAGCTATCCTTGTAATTGTTGTTGCTATCGTAACTACGCAACCAAGTAAGAAAACAAAGGAAGTAAAAAACAAACCTACGACAGTTACAAAGGTATCAAAACATAGCTCACATAGTTCATCTAAAGAAAAACCTAGTGAAACATCTCAAACGCAGGAACAACCGACACAAAGCGAGCAAGCACCTAGCACGCAAGCTGACGGAGTAACACCACCACAAGACACGTTAAAACAAGCTCAAGAACAGTATGGATACACACCGGGTTATGGTGGCGTACCTGCAGACTCACCCGAGGTTGCGCGTGAGCAAGGTCATAATGAGGCACGTCAACAATGGCATGATGACCAAGTTGAATGGGGTATTCAGCAAGGCTATCTTAACCCAGACGGTAGCCCAAAAGAGACAAACTAAGACACCCCTATAACGTCCTTAACACGCCCTATACAAAAGAATAGTCCGATAACATTCGGGCTATTTTTAAATGCACCCCCGCCCCTATATTGCCGTCTGGAGAGCCACGACAAGGTGTTGTCTTACATCACGCGCAATTTTTACAGTTTTTTATAGGGTGTCTATACCAATTTATGCTAATGTTTGCTAACATTTTTCGCTATAATAGAATTACTAAAAAAGATACGTATTTTTTCTGTATCAATTACGAATAGTAAAGAAAAAGAGAATGATATAATGCTAACCTATGATGAATTTAAAGAGGCTATGGACAAGGGTTTTATTAAAGGTGATACTGTCCAGATTGTCCGTAAGAATGGTAAGATCCATGACTACGTTTTAGACGGTGAACGAGTTGAGCCACACGAAATATTGAGTTTAGAAAAAGTATCGGATATAATAAAGGAACTAGGCGAGGACAACTAA